GATACGAAAGAGGAGCCTGCTCCTACAGTATCAATGAGTAATACTGAAGACGATGATGACACTATGTCATATTTTGAAAAACTTGCAGAAGAAGGTTAAAAGACTAATAACAAAAAAACCCCTGTAGAAATACAGGGGTTTTTTATTAACCTACCATTGATAATTTATCAGAAACTCTATCAGTATTTATCATAGATGTTGATCCTGATGTCATATTAGTTGTTTTAGGAGCGTTTACATTTGTTGGAGCATTAACTACTACTGGTGCTTGTGACGTAGACCCTTGTCTTTCCTGGCGTTGAATCATTCGTTCTCTTCCTTTACGCAGTTCTGCTCTTTTATATTCATAAGTGCCTCTTTTTAAAGGTTCTGGACTCAAAACATCACCACCATCCATCATCATCATTTCGTCCATACTACCGCCAGCACCCTGTCCTGCTTTTAGAGCTTTTCTATTTAATGCAAATTGTTTTTGTTCCTCTGCTTTTGCTTTCTTTGCAGCTTCTTGTTCTTCCTTACTACCAAAAATAGCATCAGCTATAGCACCACCGCCGATTTTTTTACCAAATATTTCTACTGTAGGAATTGATCTTAGCATTTTCTCCACAAAATCCTTTATACCATCAATAAGGCCAGTTATAGCTTTACCTATAAAATTAAAACCATCTTTAATTAGATCAACAAAGGAAAAACTATCTAGAAAACTTTCTGCGTTTTTAAATGATTCAAGTCCAAATATATCACCGATTGTTCCAATAATCCAAGATATACCACTTTTAAGTAGGTCAAAAGGAAGTCCTAACATATTTGAAATAACTGAAACAATGGCAGTTTTTGTTGCCTCCCATATACTTCCAGTTGCCTCTAGTTCAAACATAAAGTCATCAAATGCATTTTTCAAACTAGCTAAAACAAGAGCAATACCAGCTGCTATTGCAATTATTGGTAATAGTGGAATAGCCATTGCTGCAAACGATGCCGCCATCGCAGTTATAGCTGGTAGCATGGTAGATAGAAAAAATACTTTAAGTGTTAATAACATTGGTGGAATTAGTTTCATAAATGTCCACACTTTTCCAGCAGCAGCTGCTGCCATTCTTCCTAGAGGTTTTAGAATATTTTTAATCATACTTGCGGCAAGAGCTCTAATACCAGATGTAATGTCCTTCATAAATTGCCAAGCTTTAGCCGCCATTGCTTTTATCTGTTTTTTTATGTTTTCAAGAACCTGTTTTCTATATTCTGCATCAAACAACTTTAATGCAGAGTTAATTGCTATCATAGTTCCTTTAATTATTTTCCATATTTTTGCGAATCCAAGCATATATGTTGAAATTGCAAGAATTACTATCTTGTTGTCCATTAAAACACCATAGATACCATCACCGCCAGGCTCAAACTCCTTTTTAATAGACTCAAATAAGTCTAAAAGTTTTCCACCAATATATCCAGCTATAGGTTTAATCACATTATCATAAAGGTATGCTAAAGCAGGAACAATAACATCAATTATCGTATCCGTGATTTCTTTAAATTTTGGATTGTTTAGAAATGCAATAGCAGCAATTGCAAGAGCGCCAAATGCAAACTTTTTGAACGCAGAAAGACCACTTTTTACTTTCTCTTTACCACTTTTTAATATGCCACCAATACCATTAGAAATACCTTCTAAAAATGTAAGATTTTTTTCATCTTTTATATCATCTTTATTATTATCTTCAGTTTCGTCAGCTCCGCCTCTTCTAGCATCATCAGCTGCCCGTTCCATTGCAGACATTTGTTGACGAAGAATTTCATTTGTCTCTTTTTGAGTTTGTACTAAATCTGAAAAAGTTGCATCAGCCATCTTAACTATCCTATTTCTTTATACTTACACTAGAGTCTTTACTTTTGACGTATGCTTCTTTACCAAAGAACGCTGCAACGATTGCGGCAACAGAGACAAAGTATGTTGGAGCCATATCACCTAACACATTTGCTGCTTTATCAAGTCCAGTGAAAACAGACATTACAACAAGTGATGGATACAGCAGCATACCAAAGAGAGCAAACCATGCCATATGACGTTGTGCGTCTTCTTTCTTATCTTCATTTTCCATATCTGACTTCATATCTTGAAGTCGTAGCATCTTTTCATCCATCTCAAGTTCCTCATCAGTGACAATACCATCACCATCTATATCTAAATGTGCATACTCTGAATCTTTTTGCAATCTCTTCTGTGCAGCCATAGTAGTCTCCAAAACAGTTTTTATTATTTATCAGTTTTGTTTTGATTGTTCTTTCTTTTCTTCTTCAATATGTTCAATTAATAATCCAACATATACTTCCCTCTCCCAAGGCATCATATTCTCTATTTCTGTCAAACTCCAATTATGATGTTGTATCATTCCAAAATTTGTTTTAAAATAATTAAAAATGGAGTCATGAGAAAGGGCTAGTCGAAAAAACTTTGAATACCCTCAATGACTACTTCACCTTTCTTTTTAGTCTTTGGATTTGTTACTTCTACAGAGTGTTGAACCTTAGGCATAGTTTCAAAAAAACCACCTACTTTTTCAAATTGCTCTCCTGTCAAACTATCAATAAACTCATCTAGTTCAGAATCAGATACATCAACTCTATTATATACTTTTTCATCATCATGAATTTCGTGAACACATCGTTTAATCATTGAAAAAACATCTTCAATATTGTTTGCCTCTGTGCTAATATCTGTCATATCATTAAGTGTTGGATATCTCATAACCATTTTTATTTTATCTGTAATACTAATTTCGTTAGTGTGACCAACTTTCATGTTCACACCAATTTCTTCTAAATTAATTGTTTTATTAACTCTTGTCTCATTATCATCTGGACATAACAAGTTTAAATCAATTTTTTCACCTACAGATTTTCCTCGTATTCTTAAAAATAAAAACTCAATATCAAAAAGTGGAAGCTTGTATGGGTCTACTTTTGAAAAAGTGCAGTTACTAATAAGTCCTGCTAGTGCTTCTTTTACTTGTTTATCATCATTAGATTCGGAAGCCATCATTAGAGTTTTTTGTTCTTTGACTAAGAAGGGTCTATATTTAATCGTTTCGCCAGTTGATGGTTGTTCAAGCTCATAAACTGGCGTATCAAGTTTAGGTAACGCCATTATTTTTCATCCTTTATTATAATCTATTCAGTATTCTAGGAATATTCCTACTTATATTTCTCTCTGCTGTACTAATCACAGTTTCTGTAATTCTATCAAAAATATTAGTGCCTGGATTTTGATTTTGATCCAAACTAGTCCAATATCTAAAACTAAAACTTACATTTGTTAGCATTAATGTATCATTATCACCGTATGCTAATTGATTTGCACCTATAGTCTTTGGGAAGACTTCCCACAGTTTGAGGCCATATCTTCTTTTATCTTGTTTATCTAAAACATATATTTGTATCTCACCAACATAGTCATTATAGTATCCAATATTCCAAGTTGTTTCATTGAACGCTTGTCTTTGCCAATTCTCAAAAAATACTCTTTCTGACAACTGCGAACTTGCTTGAAAATCTATAGATATATCCTCTGCATAAGTAACCCCTTCTACAACATCTCTAGTTGGGCCGTATACATTTGTATCTGAAGTTGTTGCTAAGTTTCTGCCAGGCAAATTAACACTTTGAGCTCGTAAAGATATACTTCTAGTATCACTTTGTTTTTCCATACCAGAAAATATATTAGTTTGATTCCCACCACCAAGTTTTGCTGGGGGTAAAATTAAAACTTCATATCTATTTGGTTGTGCATATCCATTGTCATCATGAAATCCAGAAAGAACATCATTTAGAACAGCAAAAGCACCACCTTCTAAAAATTTAGGAATTTCTGCCATTAGATCATACTCCTAGAATCAGACCATACTTCTTTTGCGGTTGCTTTCTTAAATCTTTGCACTGGTAAAAGAGTTGCAACCGTAAACTCGTCTGCATCTATTCTACGAAACTCAGACTGCACTTGACTAGCTAAGTATTTGTGTATGGTTGGTTGTATTAATTTTACTCTTTTTAATCTACTATAATCAACAATTATTCGTGTGCTTTCATCAAAGTTTGTATTGTTAGAGTAATCTACCAATCTATCTAGTAATTTTATTCGTAGGGGAATTGGAAGATAGTGTAAATTTAATCCTAGAAATCCATCACCATAGGTTTCCAGAGGTAACACCAAAGGAAAGGTATCGTAGTAAGGTAATTTTTTCTTGAATTTTGGATTGTAGAAAAACATATTTAACCTACCATAAAATGGTCGAGTGTTTCTCTTACCATCACGAATCAAGTCCTGAGCTGAAGGTTGCCCAAACTCTTTGATCTTATCTCTATACCATTGAGTAGATTTTGGTCTACCTTTAGCATCGTCTAAAACGCTTTGAATATATTTACTCTGTGCCATACTAGTATTTATACGTAGTTCTATGACAGAGACTAAAATTCATCCTCTGTGTCTAAATCTATATCTAACACTAATAGTGGGGATGTTGCTCTTGATTGGCAAATTGTTAGTTGTGTGTCGTGGTCTATATCCGTGTTACTTAATAAGTCACGATGGTCCACTGTTCCTTCTGTGTAAGTAACGAGACATTTACTACACATACCTACCTTACATGAAGAGGGATGGTCTATCTTATTTTCATATAATATGTCAAGTATACTTTTGCCTATAGGTACAAGAAATGTATCTCCTGTACTTGCTATTTTTATATTAAATTCTATGTCTTTCATGAATTTATTTATGAGACAAATCTAATATTTAAACATTCAATGTTTTTATCAATCACATTCTAAAAACGTATACCCAACTCATCCTCTGTGAGTATCTTAAATTCCATGTCATTATGATCGCACCATTTAGTTGCAGATTTCCATTTTGCTTCATTTATACCCCAAGTCCTAACTTCATTTATAAATCGTTTAGTTTTTCGGGTAACAGGCTTTGGTGGTCTAGTTTGTTTCTTAGGTTTAACTTCTATAATAAACTTTTTAATCTTACCACTTGACTGCTTAACTTTAATATAAAAATCTGGAAAGTAACGATGCATCTTACCGTCCCAAGGAGATAAATAGGGTATAATGACTTCTTCAGAACACCACTCAATAATTTTTTCATTGGTATCGCAATACACCATAAACTTTCGCTCCCATGAGGAGCGATAGATTATGTTAGATGGATTCCCTCTATATTTTCGAGGATTGTTTGGAGTATATTTACCTTTGTATGTCTTCATGTATAAATACTTATAACAGTTTATAAGGACACTTAAAATGGCAGTATTAACAGGAATTAGTGATGCAGTAAGAGCAGGAATAGCTGGAGCTGCTGGTCAAGCAGTTAAAGCTGGTGCTGATGCAGTTAGAAATATTGCTGGTTTAAATAAAGAAGGTGGTAACTCTGCACTCGCTTCTTCAATTGGTGCAAATAAAGGAACTTCTAGCAATATCTTAACATATCCTTTAGATGTAGATACTGACCCACAACAAGGTCATTATATTATGTTTATGATTAATGAAAGAATTCCAGGCAAGCTTGCAAAAAATAAGGGTAAAAATACTTTAGAAAGTGCAAAGAAAAAGGTAGTTGATGAAGGTGCTTTTCCACCACAGGGTCCAAGTGAAGAAGAACGATCAATAGCAGACGATAAAGCTAACCAGATACTTCATGCAGATTTAAAAGCTGGTAAGATAAAATCTTCTGTATCTTCTGCTGGTGGTAAACTAAATCGTTCAATTGTAATGGAGAAACTTCCTACTCAAAGACTTGCAACAACTATTGCATTATATATGCCTCCTGCTGTTCAAGTGCAATATAATGTAAAATATGGTGATAAAGAAATTGGTTCTCTTGCTGGTGTTGCTAGTGCTGCTATAGATGCATTTAAAGGTGCTGGTGATGGTAGTGCAACTAAAATAAAAGCAGTTCTTACAGCTGTAACTGGTAGTGTTGGAAAAGAGGGAATAACAAGTGCGTTAAATGCTTCTATAGAAACTGTAGCGCCAGGCGCAAAAGCTTTACAGGAACTTTCAAGTGGAAGTGTTATTACTCCAAGAATGGAAATGATGTTTGAGGGAGTTGGTAGAAGAAGTTTTAGTTATACATTTGCATTTTTACCTAAAAGTGTTCAAGAGGCACGAATAGTAGAAGACATTATATATCACTTTAAATTCTACATGATGCCAAAATATTCCAATCCAACTACCAGAAGAGAGATGGACATTCCAGGCACATTTGATATACAATATATGTACAGAGGTTCAGAAAACAATTTTATTAATAAAGTGTCAACGTGTTTTCTTCAAAGTGTTGAAGTAGAATATGGTGCAGACCGCTTTACTGCATATGAACCAACATCTAGTAAATTTGGTAATGGTCCACCTCCACAGAAAAGTAAAATTACATTACAATTTAGCGAATTGGAAGTGTTAAGCCAAGATCATATCAAAGAAGGATTCTAATAATGTATTTTGCAAATTTTCCTCTTATACCATATGATTCCGTAGGTAACGGTGAACTTAAACTTGTTACCAATCTAATGAAACGTGTTGCTCTAAGAACAAAGGTAAGAGCAAACACATTACTATATGATACGTATGATGTTAAAGAAGGTGAAACACCTGAGATGTTAGCAGATAAACTCTATGGTGATTCTAATCTACACTGGATAATTATGTATGTAAATAATATCACAGATAGGTATCATCAGTGGCCATTGTCCACACCGCAGTTTCTAGCTTTTGTTAGCGACAAATATAGTGATCCAGACGGCACACACCACTACGAGATAACACAAACCTCTGGTGATACTACAGTTAAAATTAATATTGGTTCCGACAACACAGGGTATTCTGGTACTACATTGATAACAAATAGTGAGTACGAGGAAAGTAGGCAGGATGGATTACGAAGAATACGTTTACTTGACCCAGCATATGTTGATCAATTTGTAGAAGAATTTGAAAATCTTATGAGTGAAAGTGTGCTTTAATGGCTGACGAAATTAAAGAAGTAGGTGATTTTAGATTAGCAGAAGCAAGAATTATAACATCATCTGGAACAGAAATAAACGTAAAACAAAACATAGTTGGACTCAATTTATTTGAGGATTGTCAACGAAATGCTGTGTCTGGAGAAGTATTGATTCAAGACTCTGGTGGGTTTGCTGGTCTTGCTCCAATTATTGGTCAGGAATACTTTTTACTAAAAATTCAAACTCCTTCTCTTAAATCAGAAGAAGATATTATTGATTACACCAAAAATGTTTTCATCATAAATTCTGTACAGAATAGAGAAGAAGCTGGTAATAATGTGTCGGTTTATCTGTTAACCTTTACAACCTCAGAGTTGGTAAAAAATCAAAGAACAAGAGTTAATGAATCTTTAAACGGAACATATTCTGATATTGTTGAGG